TAATTATTTTTCTTTTAAAATTACGTTAAGATCTTTCTTCATTTATAATATAAACTTTTATTCTGAATTTTGCAAATTTTGTTGAGCAATTTGATTACTAAATTGATTTTGCATATCTCCAGATAATATCCTACAAGCTTCATCAATTGACATTTCTACTATATCATCAGGAAGTTCTGGATCTATAGTAGTTGAAGATGTACCATCTTGTTTAATATAACCTACTATGTCTATATTTCTAGGTTTTCTTAAATAAGTAAGATAAACTTTATTTATTTTAAATTTATTTTGAGTAAAGACTTTTAATTTATTTTCTACTATAGTGCCGATAGTTTCATCCCAATCAAAAGAAGGGTTTATAAAATCATTGTCTAATAGTGTGTTTAAATTAGATTCTTCTTGTAAATAAACTTTTAAATTCTTATAATTACACTTTTCATTTTTTGCAGAACAATATGATCTAATATATCTTAAATAATCCTTTGGTAAAGATTCTGTTAAGAAATACTCAAATTTATCATTTCCAGATAATACTTTAGGCTCTGAATTTATTAAGACCTGTAGATCATCCACTCTATTGGTAGTAGATTCAAGTCCTGTTTTATAAATATTATTCTTGTTAGATAGTCTATTTACTATATTTAATTGTCCTTTATTATAAGCCTCTACCATCACATAAATTGGAAGATTCTCATCATCATGAGTATCTTCTTTATTTAAACGTTGGCGAATTTTAAGTGCAACATCTAAACTAGTAATCATTAAATTATTTTAACTTCTCTTTTTACTTCTCCTTCTATATCTTTTAAAATAGACATATTTTTTGATTGTGTCAAATAGTTAAATATATCTTCAGGAGTTTTTCCAAGTTCTTGTAATGTAGCAGAATATTCATATTCTTTAGTTTTACTATTAAACCTAATTACATTAGTCATAATAGCATACTTAATTAATACTTTATTATACAATACATCTCTATCCATTTCACAAACTTTAATGAAATTCCTATAGAATGTATCTCCTCCTTTAGCCTTTTCTCCATCAATTATTCCATTAATGTAATCATCAGCCCTTTTATATAATCTCATATCAGATTCTGTACTTAACCCTTTATTAGCAGGTAATAGATGTTTAACTACTAACAAGAATCTTTCTTTATCTTGAGAAGAAATAGTATCTAATAAAGTTATTGCTTTATTAAGTTCTTTCTTTTTAATTACTTCATTTTCTACATCTACTTCCGTATTTGATATATAGAATTTATAAGTTTTATTAGATTCTCTTGCAGTTACTAAATCAGGAGCTACATCAAATGCTGGATTATATTTAGCATTTGTTTTTATAATCTCCATCATTACTTGATGCTCTGGATTATCTGAATTTAATATTGTCATTTCAGATTTTAATTCTATAAGCATTTCTAAATAAAATGGATTTGCTTTTATAGAACCATCTGGTAATCTATCAACTAAAACATCATCTACTTTAAAATGAGGATATTTTGAATTAAAATCTTTTACTTTTTGCTCAATAGATTTAATTTCTTTAGCTCTTAACTTCTCATCCTGTATTAAATCTAAATAAAAAGCATTTTTATCAAATCCTGTTAAATATTTCCCATATATAATAGGAACTTCTGTAGTTGTACTTGTTCTTGGAAAAGCATTCATCCCTAAATCACTTAGTCCTATTGTATCTTTATCCTTATCTACATAAGGCTTAATAATCATTGTTGCCATTTTTTCTTAATTTATTTTTCTTACAAAAATTAGTGGAGGATTAAAATATCCTCCACTTTTCAAAATTTCTTAATTATCTTCCTGTTTTTGGATTTATTAATTCAAACATTAAAGATTTTGTTGGGTCTACCAACCACATATTAGCATGTC